ACAATGTTCCATATTTCATGAAGTTCATCATCTTCAAGAAAAGTCTGAACTGCGTAGTAGTGTTCTGTGTCGTAACTCATTAATCCCACTCCATTGATGGTTGTTTTGCCTGTGCTTTCTCCATTTTAGCATAAAATTTGTCAACTGTCTTCTCTAATACCTCAAAGATTTCATCCAATTCTTCAACTAACTCCTCATCATCGTTACCTTGCACATAACCCTCTAAGCAATAGAGTATGGTACTTATCTGCCCTTCTCTCAAAGTCAGATTAAGTGGTGTCTGTGGAAACTCACTTGTTATTTTAGTCATATTCCCCTCCTATCAATAATGAAATCTTGCATATTGTAATAAGAGTCTGGTTCATCAAGAACATAAGATGCGAGTATCTCATACAAGTTTTCGTCATACTCATCAATCTCTTGTCTTAACATATCCTCATCATAAAGGTTGTATTCCTTTAACTTTTGATTACGAACAAATGCTGCCATTTCCTCTCTTGACATATCATTGATTTCAAACTCAATAAACTCTTCTCTCAGGTCTTGAATTTGGTCGGGTGTAAATAGTGAGTTCATATTAGCAATGCTCCGCAATAACTTCCCAAGTAGAGATGAAACTCTCTAACCAGTATGTTTGATTACCTGTGAGTTTACAAGCATTTTCTCCATAAAGAATGTCATCGGCACTTCTATGTGGTAGATTGTTCTCATCTAACCACTTGTCGAAAACATCACATAAGAATAGCATTTCTTTTGACATAAGGGGTTTCTCCTGTGTATATACCTATTATAATTGAAATAGGTTGGTTTTCAATCACTCTTGTGACAGTAAATCAACTGTCTCCTCTCCATAGACTTCCACACCAAAATGATTTACAATGTTCATCTGTTGAATCTCTCATCTAATGGTTTTTTAAGGTCGCAATCTGTGTATTCTTTAATATCATCAACAACATCCTCAAAGTGGTCATCCCAATAGTTGACACACTCATCAATTACCTTATTGTCTGGTAATTTTTCCATATATCCCAACATATCATCCATTACATACTGAACTAAGTCTTTTGTGTCCATATTGTCAACAAATCTCTCAACGTAAAATGCCCTGAGTTCATCCAGTTGATTCGGTGTGAGATTAACTAACTCATCTTTCATTGAGTTGTGTGAGAAAAAAGTAAATGACTTTGATTCCATTAGTCTATCTCCATATAAACTTCGCCTTCTTCGATACCACCAAGAAGTTGCTGAATTTCGTCATAGATTTCTCTACCACTACGACTCATTCTTTGGTAATCCCAACCTAAGTCATCTATGAGACTATGAAGTTTGTCTCCATATTCGTTGACTCTAATTTGTTTTCCTTCAACTTTGAGATAAAACTCTCTCTTGTAGTTCAATCCAAATGTGTTTGTTTTTGTGGTCATAAGGGGTTGTTTCCTGTGTATAATACTATTATAGTGGATGTGTGAACACTATGCTATATGGTGTGTGACAGTAATAAAATTGTCCTAACCACACTCCATATCGTATTGTGCTTGTGATACTATAGTCTGGTCAATCTTTTTTCTTACAACATTACACCACTCAATATCATCATCGTCAAGCATTTCATTATGTTCAAGATAATACTTTAGTGCATAATCTAAAGTTGTTAGTTCGTAGTTGTCAAACTGTTTCATCAACTTCTCCTAATTCAAGCATTTGGGGACTACTATCATCCCATATTCTAACATCCAATACAGCATTTGGTGAATCAATTTCATTTCGATACAAAGCATTTGTCACCAACATCATAACTTGTTCTTTCTCTTCTGGTAAGAACATCTTTGTTACATTAAAGTATTTTTTTGGTTCTGGTTTTTCCATTAGTTTCCTTCCCAATTTAAGTAATTGAACTCAGATATGTCAAGATATAAAGGGTCATGAAGTTTCTCAACATCCTCTGGTTCTTGACCATCAGGGATGAATACAAATTCTTCGCAAAAATACTCTGCACTCCCGATACCTAATTTATCGCAAGCACCCATTACTTCATCAATTTGTTCCTTATCTTCAAGAAATACTGATAAGTAATCAATGTCTTTTTGGATTTGTTCAGTTGAGATTTTCATTGGGGTTCTCCTTTGTTATGTACTAATTATAATTGATAATGGTTAGAGATGCAACCATATGTGTGACAGTAATAAAATTGTCCTAATCCTGCTTTTCAGGGGGATACTATCATACCTAAAATAGATTTCATCGACCTTACAGGGCATCCTCGTGGGAGCAATCCTGTATCATTTGATACATTTGTCATTATTCTCCCACAAACTTGTACTGGTACTCTTCAAGTAGAATGTCTCTAACTCTTTCTCTATCAAGAGAGTCTCCATCCCCCCAAGTGCATAGTTCATTGCTGTCATCACTACACATTGATAGGTAGTTCTCTGTTGCACATAGAATGTCGTGCTTATTAAGTGGTTGACCTGTCTCTCTACTCATCATAGGATAGAGTGGGTCATTGATACCATAGAAACTGTCAACATAGTTCACAAAGTCTGTGAGCATATCGTTTAGTTCTGTGCTTGAAATTCCTGAGTTCATAGTAGGGGTTTCTTAGTTATGTACTTATTATAGTGGTAATTTTGCCATACTGCTAGTCTTTTGTGACACTTTTTTAGGTGGCACATCTAACTCTTCCATAATGATTTGTTTTGGTAGTATGTTATAGCAATAGTAACTACTACTAAATGTTATCTTATCATTGTCTCTACCATCAGGACTAATAAACTTCATTCTCTTATCAAACATAAGCAACTGTAAGTCCTTATCCTTGAATAGTTGTTTTGGTGCTGAGTCATTCAACCAAGTGTTAGTCATTATCAGGGCAAAGGGTTTACCGAATGATAATGCTCTCTCAAAATACTTTCTCTTATTGGTAAAAGGTGGATTAGATACCATTACATCCCAATACTCTGGTTCAAAGTCAAAGAAGTCAATACCCATACTGATATGAGTAGCGATAACTTTATTCTGTTTTGATATTTGTTTAGTAAACTCACTATCAATAGTATCAAAAGGACACCATACAGTAGCACCTTCTGGAATATACTTCAGTATAGGTTTAACTCCGTAATCAGGTGTGTAACACTCATCGTTGTTACCACCTGAGAACATTAACTTACCACTATCTAATTCTTTGACCATAATTCTCAATCTCTTTTTGTCCAATACTTACACCTATTCTAGGGTCTTTTTTGTGTGATGTACCTTCATCAAACTGTTTCTTAATCTTTGGTAGTAATAAATCCAATACAACATTGCAACCCAACTTCCAGACTTCTTCAACTTTACCCCCCTTAAATCTTGCATAATAGTGGTTCTGGTATTTACCAATTTTATCCTCTACAATGTATTTCTCTTGTAGTTCCCAAGTATCTTGAACACTTATACCATTATAAGTTCCATTGACACTCTTACCTATAGTAGATTTGTATTCGCACCCACCATTTTCATCAATCGCATCTTCCCCAGAATAATCATCTGCAACTTTATGACCAAGTAATCCCGCCATATAAATTTCTCTTGACCTTGCATAAGAGAATGGGTCTCCCCATCCCTGTTCTTCACATAGGTCATACATCTGTTCGTAGAGGTCACGATACTTTTCTTCGGGGGTCATAATCTTTGTTGTATATGACTATATTATAACAGATATATCACTTATGTGCAATCTATTGTGCCAGTTTATTAGGTGTCCAATCTCCTGTCGTTAGGAAGTTTAATCTGCTAAACTCATCCCTATCTACTAATTTGTATGTACCCCACTTGTTCCACATAACATATCCTTCTCCATCACACTCATCTATACTATCAAATGATTTCCACCAAGCATTGTTCTCACACAACTCAAGAGCATCCATTTTGATAGACCTGACTAACTTCCATAGTCTCATTAAATTTACATCAACCTTATGTTCTTCTGCAATACGAATTATGTTATCCTCTGTAAATCTATGACCACATTTGATACAATGATTAATAGATTTCTTGAGTTGCGATGCTGTCTTATTATCTGTAAATTGTACCATAGTTGCCATTTGCTTTGCAAAGTCAACTCTATCTTTCACAATAACTTGAAATTTACCAATACTAATACATTGCATAAACAACACACCTTCATATGTGCTACACAATATATGTTCTAATGGTCTAGCATCTGTATCTAATAATGTATTACCCCACACAATATATTCTGTGTGTGGAGCAACGATAATCTTTTGAGTTATCTTATCAGGAAATAGATAACCAAGTGTGTTAGGTTGATATAAGTCATCGCCACCAACACCAATAAAATCTCCCTGATATATTTTTGATGTGCGTGGCAAAGCATCAAAACTTAAATGCAATTTCTCTGCTAAGTCCTTTTTAGATGGATATAATCTATCAATCTCTTCGTGAGAATGACATATCATCTTTTTGACTTTGTTGAATACTGACTTAGTGCCTACGAAAAATTTACCATTTTCGGGATTAGTTCCCCACACAATAGCAGGGCATCCATCTATTTTGAGTGACAGTTTACCCTGAGTAGTAAACCAATTAAGTGCTGATAAATCTCCAGTAAAGATAGTATCTTCGGGATGTTCAATGTGTTTGAGTTGCATTTGCCTGAGTGATAATAGTTTACTTAAACTAATATTATTCTCTCTCTGTTACTTTATATTAACACATACGAGATTATATAGTAATAATTAAAGTCCAAATGGTAATAATTTGACACCATTTCTTAACAAAAATGTGTCTATTATTAAGTTTGCGATATTAGTTCCCCAATGTAGCATCCATAGGAATGAAGCAATGAATAATAGTTTTTCTTTGATTGATAGTCTCATTATTCAACTACCTCTGGTTCTGGTATTTCTACCTCATTTACGATACACTCGGTCATTTCACTAAAATCATCATTCCATTTGTGACGAACTGAGTAACCCACCCATCTGTCCTTGACAAACACATAAGAGTATTCTTGCCAACAATCTATTCGTGTGAACTCATCAAAGTTCTTACTTAAGATTGGTGCTTCCTCATCGCCACCATAGTATGTGGGTTTTGGGTCTGCGATTGGTGTAACTTCTCCTGTCTCTGCATCAAACTTTGAATCAGACCAACAATTTGACATATTGCCACCATCTATAAGTTCTGATACTGTCTCATAAGTATTATAATGTTCTTTGAGAGTGACACCTAATCCCTCTGGGTATCCATCAAAGTGATGATATACTGATAGGATTGAATCGTCTGGTAGTAAGATACCAATTCTTGAACGTGTTGACATAGGGTTTGTTTGTTAATAAGGTGCGAGAAACAAAAATCATAACTAAGATGATTTTGTTTCCCCACTATTAATATAGCACTTCTGCAACAGGATTCAACAACTGATGTGCCACTTATATTACTGGCATATAAAGTGTTCCATATTTACCGAATATTCGTCTAAACTTACCAAGTCTATCGCCAAGATAAACTATTGCGGATTGAAATGGTGCTGCACCCTTACCATCGCCAAACTTTAATCTCTTATTAATCGCTAGAAATGGATAGGTAGATATTGACCTCCACCATTTTGTAGATACATCCATCTTTATGAGCAACACTAATTCTTTTGCGTGTCCTAATTTATATTGTGATACTGCATATGGTATCCATTCTTTACTATTACTATATGGATGGTTCATAAACACACTATCAGCAACCCAAGAATGTGCGAGACCATTATCTTTTTCTGTAAAATATTTCTTTGCGGTTACGTTGGGATTCTCGATGTCATTACAACAAGGGTCTAAATCTAGTTTGTTATCAAAAAATTCTAGTACATCCCCGACAAACTCTGGGGGTGTGTTCCAACAATCAGTTCTGTTCCCTGTTGTTGCTGTGAGTGCTTTGAGTGCTGTAGATGTCATACAAATATTGTATCACATTTTCAATGTAATGTCCACACTAAATATCAGTAGTTCGGTTATCCGTATGAAGTTAATAGATGGATGCCACTCTCTCAAACTAGAGTGTGCATTAAGAGAATTAGGTTTTGTAGATATTGGTTGGAAATGTGTTGCTAATGCAGGGATATTTGTTGTCTGTCCATTTGGATTACCCGAAGACCCAGACGGAGACTTACTTGGATTTCAAGTTGTTAAATCTAGTCGGGTCATCAGGTTATCTGATAGTGCCAAAAAGGCTCTTGACTTTGCGATTAATATGTCAGGTTAGTCATCATAGACTAAGCACTCTGGTTCGTCAGGGTGCAAATCGCAAAATAGTTCTAAGGCATTTGGGTCGTGATGGTCGCCAGCTTCAATCTCTTTTTGGTGGTGTCCAACATACTCCTGTAGTTCATGGAGTTCCTCTTTGTAGTGTCTTCTTGCTGCTGAAGATACTGTTGGGTCTTCAATCTTCTTTTTATCGAACTCGATGTGGTCTTCTATTGTTTTCATAATGTTCTCTGTGTTACAATACTATTTAGGTTTTTAATGTAATTTTAATGTTCGGTTAAATCCCAATGCCATCTAATAGACTTAATAAAATCAAAAGTATCATCCATATAACTTCTATCATCATTGTCGTATTTCCACTCACACAAATAATTTCTCATTTCCTGTAAGTTTTGGAAATCTCCTTTATGATTATAATTTTCGTCATATAGATGATACTTCATAACTATGGTAAATCGTGATTGAAAAATGTACCAAACATACCACTATCTCCATCTTTGCGATTTTCTATTTTTTCAAGCATTTCACTTGCATCTATAAGGTTATCAATATTTGCTAACATATCAGCAATGTGCTTACTGACAAATGGTTTTTCTGCTCTTGCTGAACACGCAAGAGCATTTCTTAAATCTTCTTGTGCATCCCTTAATGATGACTTTACTGTTTCTGATAGTGCCATTAATTTTGAGTTGTGTTCTTTGTCCAGACTACAGTTCCATCATCAGTTTTCATCTTGAAACCTTTTTCGATTAACTGGTCTTCTGTTAAATCATATTGAAATTTATCAGGTAATTCGGTATAATCTACCCAATTTGCCTTATTTGTTATCGCATCTGCATTAAGATTGACAACTTTACTTGACCTATCTATCTTATAGAATAAGTCTAACACTTCTTTTGAGTGTCTTGCACAAACTTTGTGATAGTTTAGATTCTTTTTGATTGATGATAAAAAACAATCAAGAATCTCATCTGGTGTACAATCAGATTGAAGTGCATCTTCTACTGCATCTGCTAGTCCTCTAAGGGCATAGCTATTGAAATCATCTTTCATTTTGTTTATCAAATTTGATTGCCTGTTCTACTATACCTTCTATTTCCTTAGAAGTCAAGTTATTTAACCATTTCCACTCAGGGTCATTTCTATCCCACTCTATGGTATATGACCCATCATTATTTTGGTTGAACTTCAGATTGTTTGACATTTTTCAGTTTCCTTTTAATCATCTTTGCATATTTTACATCCTCCTGAGTGTACCAATTAGGATGTACCTTTGCCCTTTTTAATAATTTCTTTGCTGCTTTCTTGTCCTGCATATATTATTACAAAATCTTAACATAATTATTTATTATGTGATATTCCTGACAGAACCTGATACAGATGGACTTTCTTTCTTGACTTTTACTTTTTTTACTTTATTCTCTAGATAGTGGATTCTATCTCTCGCCCATATCATTTCATCTTGTAATCTTTCGATTCTTTCATTGATACTTTTGATGTGTTCTTCTACCATATACTCTTCGCCACTATCAGGGTCTTTAATCCTGACCTCAAATCTATCCTCTGGTGTGAGTCTATCATTGTATGGGTACAACCAATCTTCTATCTCTGCTACTGTCCACCATACAACTTCGTGTATAGTGAACATTAACTTCTTGAACTTTTTAATTGCTCTCATTTTCTGCCTGTAGTCTTTCCTTGTGTTTTTTGTCTGCTATTCTAATTTTACGATTATAAAAATACCACTCTATTCTTATGAGATTATCGTGAATTACTTGCAAAACTTGAAAGAAAAACCACTCTGCCCATATGAATGATAATATTATAGCATCTTCTAAGTTATTTGGCAAATCTATCCCTTCCATCACAACCCTGTAGTTGTCTCTCCAAAATCATTTTAATGTCTCTCACACTTGCACTTAATACAGCACCATCTATATTATCTTTGAGTAAATCCTCGATTGCATGAATGTGTTCCATGAGATACATTAATTTGGTTTCTTGTTCCATCCAACTTTTAGTTTTTCTTGTTTTCATTTTACTGAAGGTTGTGCCTGTTTAATACATCCAGTAGCTCTCTCAAAGAAACTTATATGAAAATGCCCTTTAATACCTATCAAAGATATTCTAGGATAACTACTGACTATTTCGATAGTCTCTACCAAATATGTATTACCTAAAAGTAATTTCTTTTTTGGGTCATCGAACTGATGGTATCCCCACTCTACTTCGCTGTCAGGTTTACCAACATATCTTACTGTGTCTCCTACTTTCAAATCCATTGTTCAATCTCCGATTCCATCATTGCTATGAGTGTATCATAAGGTATCCAAGCAGGGTCTTCATTCTTAAATTGCACTTGTACTTCCTTGACATTTTTTTGATA